AATCTGGGAAGGTTGCCAAAGGTGATGATATCGACATCCAGGTAAAAGACATTGGATTTGTCATGGCAGGAGCAACAATTACCAAAGGACAGGAAGTGGCCTGTGGAGCAAACGGACTGGCAGCAGTCGCGGCAGCAGGAGATTATGTTCTTGGCGTTGCTCTTAGTGGTGCCAGTGCAAACGGTTATTGCAAAATCCAGATTGCAAAATATCAGAAAGCCGCAGCTGCAGGCGGCGTTGGCTAAATTTTAGGAGGTAAAAGTAAATGAGAAATACACCATCAGGAATTTCCGCGGAAATCGCGAAAGGCGTCTTTAGACCGCACACGGCGCTTACAAACATGGCACTGTCTTATTACCAGAACGCAGCGAATTATTTCGCAAGAGCGATCTTCTCTATTTGTCCAGTAGGCTTGTCTTCTGACAACTACTATATTTTCGATAAAGAAGATCTTCTTCGTGATAATTGGCAGAGAAAACCTGCTTATGGCAAGGTTGCTCCTGCTGTAGTATCTGAACACACTGACACATACAACTGTCAGGTAGACCAGATGATTATGGGTATCGACCAGATTCGCCAGACAGATCTTCAGAGAAGAATGGGACCGGCTATCCGTGATCCGAAGCAGCAGAGAACAAAAACGATTGCAGAACAGGCAAATATCCATCAGGATATGCTGTTTGCAGATAAGTTCTTCAAAGCAGGAGCATGGAATGACGAGTACAGCGGTGTAGACAGCACAACTGTATCCGGAAAACAGTTTATCAAGTTTTCCAATGGTAACTCTGATCCGATTAAATTCATCGATGAGAGAAAAACTGCCATGCACGAAAGCACCGGCCGCACACCGAACCGCCTTGCTCTTGGAGCAAATGTGTTCAATGAGCTTAAAAACCATCAGGCGATTCTGGAGAGAGTTAAATACGGTGGAACTACTGCGAATCCGGCTTCTGTTACAGAAAATGTTCTGGCAGAGCTGTTTGGAGTAGAGAAGCTGGTTGTCCTCAGATCTATCGCAAACAAAGCTGCGATGGGAGCTGACGCAGATATGCAGTTTATCGGAGATCCGGATGCATTCCTGCTTTCCTATGCTACCAATTCTCCTGCTATTGATGAACCGTCTGCTGGTTACATCTTCGCATGGGATATGCTTGGAAACGGTCAGATTCTTCCAATCCTGAATTACCTGGGAGAGAACGGAACACATTCCGAATATGTTGAAGGACTCATGGCTTTCGATATGAGAAAGACCGCTGACGATCTGGCAATGTTCTTCAAAGATGCAGTCTAAGAAATGGAGGTAGCTTATGAGGTTAATTGCACAGAAGCCCTGCTCATTTGGAGGTAACAAGTTTTTCATCGGCGAGGAAGTACCGGCCGAGTTAGTCACCAATCCAAAGATGCAGGAGAAGATGGGCGTTATCGCTATTGCTACGGACGGCGGAGATATTCCGAAAGAGGAACTTGCAGACATGGTAGCGACTGTTGGGCAGGTTATGTTTGAAATGCCGATTCGGCAGAAAGGCGAAACCATGTCTTTGCCCCTCAATGAGGAACAGTTGTCCCAGGCTATTGAAATTATGCAGATGAGCACAAACGATGCGAAAGAGGCTATTAAAGGGCTCACGGATGAAAATGTGCTTATCCTGCTTAATGCCTGTGATTCCAGAAAGGCTATCAAGGACCTTACAGAATCCGTGGCAATAGGACTTGAAGAGGCACCGGAAGAAGATGACGCTCCAGAGGAGGAAAGTGCAGGTGAGGAATAATGGCTGGTACATACAGTTATGATCCTGCAAAGCTGGAAGAAGAGGGGAAGGACTTCATGAGATTCCAGCTCGGAGATACCATGGTAGAGGGCAAAGAGAAAACCTGTGCTTTGACTGATGAAGAGTACAATGCGATTCTGAAGATGCACAGTAACTGGAAAAGAGCGAAACTTGCATGTATCGAATCTATTTTCCGGAGATTTTCTTATGAGCCTGATACCGCAACAGGTCCACTTTCATTTCAGTTTGGGGCTCGGGCGAAGTTGTGGCAGGAAGAGTATGAGAAATTGAAAAAAGATCTCTCGAAATCCTGCCTTTCTGTCGGCGCCATATCAGCACAGGGAGGATGCGGAAAACCACCGTATTTCTATACAGGCATGATGTCCCACGAAAAAGAGGGAGGTTAATATGATGTATCTCCGACCAGGGAATCTTGAAAAAGATTTCATTGTGAAACGAAAAAAGACTGATATATCTGATACCGGAACACCTTATTCAGGCTATGTGGACACCGGTCTTCTGGTAAGTGGCGTCCTTGCGGATGCTGATAAGAACCAGAGTGACCGGAAGAAACATTTATGGAATCAGGATCAGCACTCTCTTACGCATACGATTGTAAGCAAAGGAGAACCTGTTGCAAAGAAAGGAGACCTGTTGGCAATGGATGATCGGTATTTCCTCATCCTTCTGGTTGATGATACAGGAGCGTTGGGAATTGCCACCATCTATTATGCAGAGGAAAGGAATGATTTGAGATGACACCGGGAGAAGCACCAGAGGCTATCAAAAAGGCTGTTCAGGAATCCGTCAGGGAAACAAATCATAAGACCATGCAGAAAGCATTCAGGGTATCCAATGCAATGCGAAACAGCGTCATAGAAGTATTGACAAATCCAAGTCCATCTCCTCCGGGAAGTCCTCCTGGAGTTCGGAGTGGATTTCTGCGGAGGGCATGGAAAACTGGTGTCCGCAACAATGGCGGTTCCGGCGGTGGCGTTTCGATTGTAGCTTATGCTGATGCAAAGGCTCATTACGCCGGTTATCTGCAAGACGGAACAAAGAAAATGGCGGCAAGACCATTTGTTGATCCAATTCTTGAGGATGTACAGCCGGAAGTTGATGCTATTTTCGCAGATTTTTAAGGAGGTAGGGAATGTTAATCGTAAAAGAACCTACAGAAAAGTTTAACACCGAAGAAATTCGGAGAGGAACCCTGGTCTATGCGAAGCATAAAACATGGGAGAATGGAGAAAAAGGGTTTGTTACAACAGCAAGTGAAGATGAAGTGATTGTGCAGTATCCGCCAAAGATCGGAAATGTCACAAATCACTTTTTTTTACGGGCAGAAGAGGTTGCGAAAGGAGACTGGGAAGTCCGTTATACAAACGATATGGAGACGATAGTCACATATCCGGAAGGAGGAACCAATGAACCTGAAACAGCTGATTTATAAGAGGCTTGTCCATGCGAAAGATATTGGAGGCCTGCTTGCAAAATACGCCGGACACCCGGCTGTCTTCGACACTGAAGCTCCGGATGATAAGCAGGACGGATGGGAAGGGAAAACGCAGTACCCAAGGCTCAATATCGTCCTCGATATGCAGGCAAATGAGGAACGTTCAAGCGTAGGCTCATTAACTATCACCATCTATACGGAACGCACGTCTATGGTCATTTTAGAGATTGAATCACTGGTGAAAACCTGCTTCAGGGATTTGCTTATTTCACCGGAAGACGGAGGACCGTACAGTTTTGCATGGGCGAGAACAGATCCTTTTTCGATTGAAGGAACGAATGTTATCGGACAGGATGTTACTTTTGACATTATGGAATACTCCGCTCAAGAGACCACGGATCCAGATCCGATTGTTGCACTTTCGAGGTATATTAAAAAACTATACCCCGATTCGATTGTGCTTGGCGTGGATCCGGTCGGAGAGTTTACCGAGGCATCCGTTACACCGATCTTTTACAGTCGCCTTGTCACTATGGATAAGGCGACTGGACACAACATGAATATTGTTACATGGATGGACTGCAGAATGGCAGTCCATCTTTTATGCCCTGACAAGGCAATGAACCTGAAAATGCTGGCAGCAGTCATGCAGAAAATCTCCGTTGACGAGAAAATTATCCTTCTGGATAACTCCCCAATGAATATATCAGAGGTTCAGATCGACAAACAGGCAGATTACCTGAAACAGGGGCAGCTATATGTAACTGGGCGGTTTGGAGTCCTGAAATACAAGGAAAAACCGCATGCGATCGAAAGCATTATCACTATGTAAGGAGGGAAAGCAATGGCAGAAAAGAAAGAGCCTATGGCCAAAGCTGCTCCACAGCAGACTGCGGAAAAGAAAGAGCCTAAAGGCATTCTGTATCCTGCGGAAGAGCTCGCAAAGGCGGCTCATCGCTTTAACACAAAGGAAGAGTGTGTGGTTGCTGCACTCAAATACTTCGGTAAGAAAGAAGCGACCATCAAAGAAACGGAAGAATTAGTAAAGAAATTCTTGCAGAAGGAGGTCAAATAATGGCTGGAACATTTATTATCGGCGAAACCAAAATTCGCCCGGGAACCTATTTCAATATTCAGAAAGTAGGAGGAAACCAGCTCGCCGGTGCTGATGACGGTACAACGGCTGTTTTCTTTAAAGCTGATTTCGGACCACTGAACGAAGTGGTTGAGATCGCACCTGGAGATGGATACGAAAAAGTATTCGGTACAGCAGGAACAACGGATGCCATTCGTGAAGTTCTGGCGGCAGGGGTAAAGAAAGCCCTGTGCTGTAGAGTTGGAAAAGGCGGAACTGTTGCGAATACAAAACTGAAGACCGCAGGAGATGTGCCTCCGGCCAAGGACGCACTGTCCATCACAGCGAAGCATCCGGGAACAAAGGCGTTCTCTATCGAGGTTAGAGAGAAACTTTCTGATACTTCTCTGAAGGAGTGCATTATCTATGCCGGCACAAAAGAATTTGAGAAGTTCGAATTTGCCGCAGGAGAAGAGGAAGACGAGGTTAAGAATCTGGCAGCAGCATTCGTGAACTCTCAGAACTTTGCATGCGAGATC